CTTTGAGACGATTTTTGCAGAGGCGCTTGCTCAATTCCGCGAGCTACTGCCTGAGTTTTCCGCACTCACCGAGGCGGATCCGGTTTACAAGCTCCTGCAACTATTTGCCGCCCGCGAGCTACTGATCCGCCAGCGCGCCAACGACAAGGCACAGCAGACGATGCTGGCCTTCGCAACCGGCACCAACCTCGACCACCTGGGCGCGCTGTTTGGAGTGGCGCGCCTGGTGCTCGATCCGGGCCAACCCGAGAACGGCATTGCACCGACCTACGAGTCGGACATGGACTTCCGCCGCCGGATCCAGCTGGCGCCAGAGGGATTTAGTGTTGCCGGCCCCGAGGGCGCCTACATCTATCACGCGCTTAGCGCAGCGGCCGATGTCATGGATGCCAGCGCCACCAGCCCGGCGCCTGGCCAAGTCCTGGTCACGGTCCAATCCCGCACTGGCGATGGCACGGCTCCCCAGGCGTTGCTGGACGAAGTCGCGGCGATCCTCAACAACGACGATGTGCGCCCGCTGACAGACGAGGTGACTGTCCAGAGCACCCAAGTCGTTCCGTATGCCATCCGTGGGCGCGTCTACACCTACGCCGGCCCCGACTCGGCAGTGGTGATGCGCGAGGCACTGCGCAGTCTGCAGGCCTATCTTGCCGAGGCGCACCGCATTGGCCGCGACGTACCGGAGTCGGCCATCAAGGCCAAGCTATTCGCCGATGGCGTGCAGCGCGTCGAGCTGGACTCGCCTGCAGCTGACATCCGCATCAGCCGCACGCAGGCTGCTTACTGCACATCGATCGACATCGTGCACGCCGGCATCGATGAGTAGTTCACCGCTACCGCCCAATGCCACGCCGATGGAGCGAGCCCTGGCGGCGGTCACCGAGCGCCTGGCCGCCATCCCGTTACCGTATCCAGACCTGTGGAACCCGGACACCTGCCCGGCGAGCCATCTGCCTTGGCTGGCGTGGACCTTATCCGTTGACGACTGGAAGGCCGAATGGAGCGATGCGGTCAAGCGCTCGCGCCTGCGCAGCGCTATGGCAATCCAGCGCCGCAAGGGCACCGCCAACAGTGTCCGCATGGTGGTTGAGTCCTTCGGCGGCGCGGTGGCCATCCGCGAGTGGTGGCAGACCGAGCCGCGCGGCGCGCCACACACTTTCGAACTCACGCTCACGTTGACCGGGACCGATGGCCAGACCGCAACGTCTCGCTTCGTCAATGAGGTTATCGCCGAGGTCGAGCGCACCAAGCCTGCCCGTTCCCACTTCACCTTCACTCAGGGATTCCAAGCAGAGGCCCGCATCGGCGTACTCGCCGTCGCGCGGCCAGCCGTCTACCGGCGCCTGCTCTTGGATGCCCAGTAACTGGACCCCGACATGCCCGGTCTCAAGCTCCAAGTCACCACCGCCGGCCGCGCCGCGCTGGTCAATGATCCCAACACCGGCACCAATCCGGTGCTGATCAGCCATGTTGGCATCGCAGGCGCGCCATTCAGTGTCTCTGCTGCGTTGACCGCGATGCCGAGCGAAATCAAGCGGGTAGCGGCTGTGGGCGGGGCTGTCACCGCCGACGACACGATTCATGTGTCCATTCGTGATGAATCCGATGCCGTCTATGACTGCTACGGCTTCGGCATGTACCTGTCCAACGGTACGCTGTTTGCTGTGTACAGCCAGCCGACGCTTCTACTGGGCAAGGCAGCCGCCGCAATGATGTTGCTCGCCGTGGATGCGGTCTTTGCCGACATCGATGTACAACAGCTCGCCTTCGGCGCAACCAACTTCACCGACCCGGCCGCCACAACCGACGTAGCGGGAATCGTCGAACTCGCCACTGAAGAAGAAGCCACCGCAGGCACCGACAAAATCCGCGTCATCACCACGTGGTTGTTGAAGAGGATCTTGGATACCCGCCTGGGAGCCGATGCGCCGTCGGCTTTCATGCGTGGACTGCTGGGCATTACCAGCGCCGCCTTGCTGCGTACCGCATTGGAGCTGAAGGGAGCTGCCCTCAAGGATGAAGGGGCCGGCAACAACTTGGATGCCGACAAGCTCGACGGGCAGCATGGCGCCTACTACCGGGCGTGGGAGAACTTGACCGGCATCCCCACCACCGCGAGCCAGTGGCCGTCGTGGGACCAGGTCGGCAACAAGCCGCAAACCTTCACTCCCGCCGAGCATTCGCACGCCAACTACGTGCTGAAGAGTGGCGACGCCATGACGGGGCAGCTCACGGTGCCGCGCTTTGGGATCAATCTGAGCGGCGGTGCACAAGGTGCGTTCGACGCGATCGTCTCCACCGCCGGCCGGGTACTCATGCGTGACTATGGCAATGGCGCGCCCGTCATGGATTTCGTCAACACGGCGAACAATTCCTGGGTCGCAGGTCGCATCCGGACCGGCGCCAATGCGCTCTACCTCGAAACCTCGCAGCTCGCCGTCACAGGTACAGGCTCGTTCGGCGGGTCCGTGCACGCCGATAGCTTTGGCTCCGCATCGGGCTATTTCATCAGCAAGAGCAACGTCACCGTCCTCGGGGCTGAGGGTGGCACAAGTATCTATCTTCGCCCAAACGGCGTTTTCAACGGCGCGGCAGAGGCCGTACTGAACACCGCAGGCAGCCTACTGCTGAAGGCGACCGTGAGCAGTCCAGGCAACGGCGTTAATAGCTTTGCCCATCTGAGCTCCGGCAGCTTCGGTGGCGGCTTCGGACTGATCGACGGCGCCTACAACATCGGCTTTTGGAGCGAAAACGGTCACCTTCGTATCGGCATGGCGACCTACAACGGCGCATTGCAGCAGCGCATGGGTTTGACTACTTCTGGCGCGCTATCAGCCGTTGGCGGGTTTGACTTCGGCTCTTCCCGCAAGCTGAAAAACATCATCGGCGCATTGCCCTACGGCTTGGCCGAGGTGGAACAGGTCACCACGCTGCTGGGGCGCTACAAGGAGCAGTACAACCCGGATGGCCGCGTGCGCCTGTTCTTCGATGCAGAGCAGCTGCTGGAGGTGATGCCCGAGACTGTGGATGCACATGGCGTGAGCTTTCAGGGCGAACTGGTCCCGGCAGTGCACATTGACCAGCTGCTACCCGTCGCCTTCAACGCCATCAAGCAACTATCCACTGCTGTTCGACAGTTGCAGGCCGATCTCGCTGACCTACGCCCCAGTCACTGACCCAACAGGTAGATCCTATGCAGAGTAATTCTCGAATCCGCACACTTGCGCCAGGCGTTGACGTTGAGCGCATCGCCGTGGAGTCCCATTTCTTCTACGACCCGCTGACCGGCGTGGCAAACGTAGTCTTCCAGGGCATGGAGTTTCTGCTGCTGGATGGCGCTGTGAACAAGATGCTGGATGGCCGGGAGCCGCTCACCACAACCTCAGATGCCATCGCGACGCGCATGTTCGCCGCCGGCCTTGCGGATCCTGTAACCGGCCAGGATCTGTCAAATGTCAGCGCTGCAGGGCGTCGTCGTCTACCTGAAGGCCGTCTATGACCGCCTGCACAACGAGGCTGCTGCCGCCCTGCCGCCGGCGATCGCCTAATCATGGCAACGGGATTCCGCACGGGCGCAGAGCTCGAATTCGATGATGTCTTCGACCTGTACGTGCAAGGTGACGTTGGCAGCGCATCGGGCTACCGCTCGAACGATGGCAACGACTTGCACCGTCGGTATGCACCGTTGGCATTTGGAAGCAGAGCGGCAGACGTTGGCTACCGTGACAATGCGGGCTCTGACCTCAGTAACCGATGGGCGAGAAAGGGCAGCGCGGTCTACACGCTGTCTAACAATGGCGTCCACTATTACGCGGGCAGCCAAGCCGCCACGTCCGAAGGCGGCAGCCAGACGGCAAGCGCATCGTTCTGGATTCGAGCGAATGGAACCTGGGCGATTGGCCTCTCTGGGAAAGCGGTGAGTGGTTCTCCAACTTCCGGCACGTGGTTACCCAACGGTCAACCGGCGAGCAACTATGCTGTGCAGCTGGATTTTGCAGTGTCTTGGCTACGCGGCAATCGCAATGGGACATCTTCCAACACCGCCGCCAACTACTCGGCAATGACAGGCGACTACGGTTGCAGCATCACGTCCACAGCGCTGTCGGGGTCTGGCAACGAGTGCTATGGAGAAGGAAGGCTGGCGATTCGGATTCGCAACAATGCCACTGGCTATATTTCTACCACTGCTATTTCGTTCGTCGCTGAAGCAGTAGGCTTCGCCTGACGCTTGGGCCAGCGCATACTGGACCGCGCAGCTTGACTTGTACATTCGCTTGATTGGATGCACCCAGCAACGATCTGTGTAGGTACCGGTTGTACGCATCAATTCGAGTGCGTCATAGCACGCAGCCGCTGACCATGGCTGCATGGGCAACGCATCCTCCGCATTGAGTAACGCCATTCGCCTCGGCACCGTGGCCGAGGTAAATCTCGCCAACGCGCGATGCCGGGTGCAGGTCGGCGAGATGCTCACCGACTATCTGCCTTGGGTGGTCACGCTGGCCGGCAGCACCATCATCTGGTCAGCGCCAGCGATCGGCGAACAAGTCGTGGTGCTGTCGCCGGCCGGCGATCTGGCCGATGGCCTGGTGCTACGCGGCATCTACTCGGACCAGTTCGTAGCGCCTGCTGCCTCCGACACACTACACGTGCTGCGGTTCGCCGATGGCGCGCAGCTGCAGTACGACACCGACGCGCACGCGCTGCAGGCCACGCTGCCCAGCGGCGGTACTGCAACCATCACTGCCGACGGCGGCATCACGCTCAACGGTCCGCTGACCGTGAACGGCAACACGCAGATCAACGGCGACGCCGGCATCACCGGCACCGCTACCGTCGACATCGACGTACTCGGCGGCGGGATCAGCCTCAAGGACCACAAGACCACTGGCGTAACTGCCGGCAGCGCGCTCAGCGGTGGCCCGCAGTGATCGGCGTTGACGCCACCACGGGCCGTGTGATTGAGGGCGAGCAGCACCTGGCCCAGTCGATCGCCTGCATTCTCACCACGCCCATCGGCACGCGCGAGCAGCGGCGCGACTTCGGCTCGCTGCTGCCCGAGCTGATCGACCAACCCTTCAACGGCGCCACACGCACGCTGCTCTACGGCGCCACCGCCACTGCGTTGATGCGCTGGGAGCCGCGTTTGCGCCTGACCCGCGTCGACCTGGTCGTCGGCGAGGCGCCGGGCAGCTTCCTGCTGACCATCGAAGGGCAACGCACCGACGTTGCCCCAGCCAATGCGCGCTCGCGCCTGACCATTCCGCTCCGCTTCCGCACGACCTGATCGAGGAATTCATGTCCACTGCCTACCACCACGGTGTTCGCGTCATCGAAGTCAGCGCCGGCACGCGCACCATCCGCACCGTCTCCACCGCCGTCGTCGGCCTGGTCGCCACGGCCGCCGATGCGGATGAGACCATTTTCCCACTCAACAAGGCGGTGCTGATCACCGACGTCCTCGGCGCGATCGCCAGCGCCGGCACTAAGGGCACCTTGCGCGCCACGCTGCAGGGCATCGCCGACCAGACCAACCCGGTCACCATCGTCGTGCGTGTGGCCGAGGACGCAGATGCGGCCAAGACCACCGCCAACGTGATCGGCGAGCCCAAGTCCAGCGGCTACACCGGTCTGTACGCGCTGCTCGCCGCGCAGGCGCAGCTGGGCGTGCGCCCGCGCATCCTAGGCGCGCCTGGCCTGGACACGCTGCCGGTGGCCAAGGCGCTGGCCACCATCGCCAAGAAGCTACGCGCGATGGCCTATATGCGCCCCGTGGCCGACACCGTCGCCGAAGCCGTCACCTACCGTGGGCAGTTCAGCGACCGCGAGCTGATGCTGATCTGGCCGGACTTCCTGGCCTTCGATACCGCCACCAGCACCACGACGGCGGCGTGTGCCACCGCGCGTGCCCTCGGCCTGCGCGCCAAGATCGATACCGAGCAAGGTTGGCACAAGAGCCTGTCCAACGTGCCGGTGGCCGGTGTCGCCGGAATCTCGAAGGATGTGCACTGGGATCTGCAGGACCCGGCCACCGATGCCGGCGTGCTCAACGAAGGCGACATCACCACGCTGGTGACCTTCAACGGCCAGCGTTTCTGGGGCTCGCGCACGTGCGCTGAGGACCGCATGTTCGCCTTCGAGACAGCCACGCGCACCGCGCAAATCCTGGCCGACACCATCGCCGAGGGCGTGGCGTTCTACGTTGACAAGCCCATGCATCCCTCGCTGGTCAAAGACCTGCTGGAAACCATCAACGCAAAGTTCCGCGACCTGAAGTCGGCGGGTTATCTCATTGACGCCAACGCCTGGTACGACGGCTCAGTCAACAGCGCCACCACGCTGGCCGATGGCGCGCTGCGCATCGACTACGACTACACCCCGGTACCGCCGCTGGAAAACCTGCAGCTGTATCAGAAGATCACCACCAGCTACCTGGCCGACTTCGCCGAGCGCGTCAACGCGTAACGCACCCGATCTGATTCCCGGAGAACCCCATGGCGTTGCCCAAGAAACTCAAGGCGCTCAACCTGTTCAACGACGGTGAGAGCTATCTCGGCCAAGTGGTCGAAGTGAAACTGCCCACGCTGTCGCGCAAGATGGAGGAATACCGTGGCGGCGGCATGAATGGCCCGGTCGACATCGACTTCGGCCAGGAGAAGATCGAGCTCGAATGGAAGTGCGGCGGCCTGATGCGCGGTGTGCTGAATCAGTACGGCGCCACCACGCACAACGCGGTGCAGCTGCGCTTTGCCGGCTCCTACCAACGCGATGACAGCGGCGAGGTGGATGCGGTGGAAGTGGTCGTGCGCGGCCGGCACAAAGAGATTGATCCCGGTACCGCCAAGTCCGGCGATGACACCGAGTTTTCGGTCAAGACCTCGGCCAGCTACTACAAGCTGACCATCAATGGCGCCACCGTGATCGAGATCGATTTGATGAACATGACCGAGATCGTCAACGGCGTGGATCTGCTCGCCGCCCACCGCCGCGCCATCGGCGCCTGACCTTTCCGGCCTGGCGCCGCCGGGCCTCAGCCCTGAGACCTTTCCGATGACTCCGACCTTTTCCCCGTCCATTCCACTCGACCAGCCGATCACGCGCGGCGAGCAGACCATCACCGACCTCAAGGTGCGCAAGCCTGGCGCCGGTGAACTGCGCGGCCTCAAGCTCGCCGAGCTGCTTCAGATGGATGTCACTGCGCTGGCAACGCTGCTGCCACGCATTTCCTCGCCCACGCTGACCACCGCCGACGTCAATGCGATGGATCCGGCTGACCTGCTGGCAGTCGGACAGGAGGTCGCGCTTTTTTTCTTGCCGAAGGCACAGAGGGAAGTGGTTTCCCCAACTGTGTAGAGGATGCGATGGCCGACATCGCGGCCATCTTCCACTGGCCGCCGTCTGAGATGGACGGCTGGTCGCTGCACGAACTCACGGCGTGGCGCGAGCGTGCACGCCTGCGAAGCGGAGTTGAATGATGCTGCACCACCTGACCCATGAGGCCGCCTAAATGGCGGCCTCTGACAATCTGCGCCTGCAGGTCATCCTGGCCGCTGTCGATCGCGCCACCGGCCCGTTCCGCCGTGTGCTCAGTGGGAGCCGTGGCGTTGCCACCGCACTACGCAACCAGCGCGACGCGCTGCGTCAGCTCAACAGCCAACACCGCGACATCGGCGCCTACCGCGAGCAGGTCGCTATGGCGCAGCGCGCCAAGGCTGCGCTCGATGCGCAACGGCAATCGGTGCGCACGCTCGCCCAGCAGATCAAGGCGACCGGCACGCCTACCGCTGCCGTGAATGCCGAGTTCGAGCGCGCTGTGCGCACCGCGCGCGAACTCAAGACCGCACACGGCGCGCAGGAGGCCGGCCTACAGCGCCTGCGTGGTCGCCTGGAGACAGCCGGAGTCAGCACACGCGAGCTGGTCACGCACGAGCGCCGCCTGCGCAGCGAGATCGACAGCACCAATACCGCCATGCGCACCCAGCAGCAGCGGCTGGTGGCGATCGACGCTGCCCAGCGTCGCAGCGCCCGCATCCAAAGCGCCGGCCTGCAGGCCAGCGTCTATGGCGCCGGCATGGCGTTCGCCGGCAAGCGCGCACTGGGCGCCTCGGTCCTGCCGATCAGCGATGCGATGGAGTTCGAGTCGGCCATGGCCGACGTGCGCAAGGTCGTGGACTTCAAAACGCCGCAGCAGTTCCTACAGATGGGCCGCGATGTCGAGAACCTCTCGATGCGCTTGCCGATGCTGCCGGCCGAGATTGCCAAAATCGTCGCGGCCGCCGGCCAGGCGGCCATCCCGCGCCAGGAGCTGGTCCGCTTTGCCGAGGACGCAGCCAAGATGGGCGTTGCCTTCGACAGCAGCGCCGAGGAAGCCGGCCAGACCATGGCCACCTGGCGCACAGCGTTTCGCATGGGCCAGGCCGAGGTCGTCGTGTTGGCCGACAAGATCAACTATCTCGGCAACACGGGACCTGCCAGCGTCAACAAGATCAGCGCGGTGGTGAACCGCATTGGCGCCCTGGGTGAAGTGGCCGGCCTACAGAGCGGCCCGCTCGCAGCGCTCGGCGCAACGGTTGCCGGCATGGGCATCGAGTCGGAAGTCTCGGCCACCGGCATCAAAAACATGCTGCTCACCCTGGCGTCGGGCGAGTCGGCCACCAAGAGCCAGCGCGAGGCATTCGACAAGCTCAGCATCAAGGCCACAGACATGGCCCAGGTCATGCAGAAGGATGCGGGCGGGGCAATCATGTCGGTGCTGCAGAAGCTGCGCGCACTGCCCAAGGCCGAGCAGGCTGCCACCTTAACGCAGCTGTTCGGCCGCGAGTCGATCGGTGCGATCGCGCCGCTGCTGACCAATTTGGAGCTGCTGCAGGGCAACTTCGCCAAGGTCGCAGATGCGCAGCGCTACGGCGGCTCGATGTCGGCCGAGTACGCATCGCGGGTGGCCACCTCGGCCAACTCGCTCCAGCTGCTGAAGAACACCGCTGTGGTGGTGTCGCAATCGATCGGTCAGGCACTGCTGCCTCAGTTCAAGGAACTGACCGAGCGCACGGCTGGAGTGGTCGGCCAGGTCACGACGTGGATCCGCGCCAATCCGGTGCTGGTGGGTGCGATCGCCAAGACGGCGATCGCCGGCGCTGCGCTGGTCACGATCCTGGGCGGTTTGCTGGTGGCCGGCGGCGTGGCCGCGATGGCGTTCTCGCAGATCCATGGCGCCGTCGCGCTGCTGTCGGGCGGTAGTGGCTTTGGCGCACTGCTGCGGCAGGGACTGACGTTCGGTGGCCGCGTGCTGCCCATGCTCGCCAATGGTGCGCGCCTGCTGCTGCCGCTGCTCGGCGGGGTCAGCCTGCCCGTGCTGGCCATTGGCGCGGCTGTCGCGGCGGTGGCGCTGCTGGTGTGGAAATACTGGGGACCGATCAAGGCGTTCGCTATCGGTGTGTGGCAAGGCATCGTCGATGTCGCCGCGCCGGTCCTCGCCGAGCTGAAGACCGCGCTCGCGCCACTAGCGCCCGTGTGGGACACCGTGGCTGCAGCGATGGGCCAGGCCTGGGCGTGGGTCAAGCAGCTGCTGACGCCGTTTGAGGCCACCACCGCCCAGTTGCACGGTGCAACGCAGGCCGGGCGCGGCTTCGGGCAAATCCTGGGCGCGGTGCTGGTCACCCAGCTGCAGCTGGCGGTCAAGGCGATTGGCTGGCTGGTGCAGGCGTTTGTGTTCGTTCTGCCGGTGATCAAACAGATCCTCGGCGGCGTCTGGCAAACCGTCCAGGGCACCTGGTCGCTGATCGTGGGCGTGTTCACCGGCAACGGCGACCGCATCCGCCAGGGGCTGCTGCAGCTGTGGGCCGGCATCAACTTGCAGTTGGCCAACTGGCCGGCCCGCATGCTGCAGACCGGCGCGGACATGATCAGCGGCCTTGTGCAGGGCATCCGCTCCAAGCTCGGCGCCGCCAGCAATGCGATCGCCAGCGTCGGCACCGGCGTGGTTGATCGGTTCAAGGGCCTGCTGGGGATCCACAGTCCCTCGCGCGTGTTTGCCCAGCTGGGCGATTTCACCATGCAAGGCCTCACCGTCGGCCTGCAGCGCGGCCAGGGCGCGCCTGTGCAGGCCGTCATGGCGCTCGGCAACCGGATGCGTGCGGTGGGAGCTGGCCTGGCCTTGGCGACGGCCACAGCCCCAGTGGCGGCGATCGATAGCCGCGCACCATTGTCGCCGCCTGCGCGCGCCGCCAGTCCGCCGGCAGCCGGCAACAGCTACGTCATCCACGTCCATGCCGCACCGGGCATGGATGCCAATGCACTGGCGCGCGAAGTCGCTCGGCAGATCGAAGAGCGCGACCGACGCGCAGCGGCGACCCGCCGCTCCAGCCTGCGCGACGACTGAGGATCCACCCGAATGATGATGTCCTACGGCACGTTTGTGTTTGCCCTCGACAGCGCCGCGTTCCTGCAGCTGCAGCGGCAGATGAGTTGGCGCCACGCCACCAGCGAGCGCGTAGGCGCGCGGCCGGCCAGCCAGTTCCTCGGACCAGGCGATGACAGCATCGACCTGTCGGGTCTGATCGCTCCCGAACTTACCGGCACCCGCGCGTCGTTGGACACGCTGCGCCAGCTTGCCGCCGATGGTGAACCGCTACCGCTTGTGGATGGCGCCGGCGTGGTCTACGGGTCGTATCTGCTGCTGTCGATCAACGAGACCGCATCGCTGTTCTTTGAGGACGGCACGCCGCGACGGATCGAGTTCCAACTGAGCCTGCGCCGCGCAGAGGACATCCCAACGGAGGCGACCGCCGCATGAGTTACCCGATTCCGCAGTGGCATGTGGTACTCGATGGCGTCGACCTGACCGAGCGCATCGCGCCGCGCCTGCTCGATCTCACCCTCACCGAATGCCGTGGCGGTGAAGCCGATCAGCTGGATCTGCGCATCCATGACCACGACGGCAAGATGGCACTACCCAAGCGCGGCGTGCGCCTGGCCGTCGCCTTGGGCTGGAGA